AACTATTACTGCTGATGAATATTTCTCTTTACCAGAAGATAAAATGATTTTTACGCATTGCTTAGCGAATCCTCCATTTTCTGATCGCTCTTCTAATTCAAATAACACAGCAGATCTAGACTCAAAGTTTAACGAAAAGTCTAGGAAGATATGTGAAAATGTTCAAATGGTCATTCGTACCAAACATTTTACAAGTCCTAGGTCTAAGTTTCGCAAGGAGTTATTTTCTAGCGGAACTGTGGTTGAGATTAGATATTTGCCAAAAGATACTTTTCCAACTATTCTGAACACAGAAACTTGTGTTCTTGTAACCAGGAATGATCACAATGGACCTGCCACAATTAAATACCCTGATGGAACTGTTCGCGTAGTTAATTTGACCAAGGATACAGTTCTTTTATCTGCAAATCCAGATTACTCTGGACCAGTGGATAATAACCTTTCTAAGAGGTGGTTTAGGGGAGAAAATAAAGTCAAACGTACTGATATTCATGATGGAGATGATGGTATTGATATTATTGAAGTTATGGGAACTGGAGATACTCCAGTAATTCGTAAAATTGATCCCTCTGTAACACAAAAGGGATATAATCAACATGGAGTGGTGATGAATATTAACACTGCTTGGGGCAGTCTTGGTAGGATTCATGTAAAAAAATATGATGCTGCTATTTCTAACTCTGTAATCTGTCTTAAAACTGATTCTGAAGAAGAAAGCATTAAACTGTGCGAGTATCTTCAATCCGATGAAGTGAAAGACATAATTAAAAAGACAATGCCATCATTTCACCCAACTAAAGATGTATTTGCAAATGTTCCTGATCCACTGTGAGTAAGCATAATCAACACAATAAACAAATCGGATCTCAGATAGAAAGATCTGAAGAAAGAATATATGAAACTAATGAAGTATTCACTCCAATGGAGTTATGCTTTGATATGATAGATTCGTATATTTCTATAGATGATCTAAAAGATCCGAAGTCTACATTTATAGATCCTGCTGCAGGAAATGGCAACTTCTTAGTTGCAATCAAAGAAAGACTAATACAATATCATTCAGAGCAACATGTCTTGGATAATATGCTTTATGCTGTAGAATTGATGGAAGACAATCACAAAGAAATGTGCGATAGACTGGGAGTTGATACAAATCATCCACATATTATTTGTGCAGATTCTACAAAATACGATTTTTGTTTTGGAGAACCTCAGGGAATAGAAAAATACATGTAAAATAACGAGGCCTCTAAAGTGTCCCTATAGTGTAACTACAACTCTCAAATGGCAACTCGTTCTCGAATTGGTATTGAACTGAAGAATGGTAACATTCTTTCTGTTTATCATCATTGGGATGGTTATCCTGAGTGGTTGGGTCGTATTCTTAACACTCACTATAACGATCGTCAGAAAGTTGCTGAATTGATTGATGGTGGTGACATGAGTTCGGCATGGACTAATGCTGGTTTTAATAATGAAACTGTAGAGCAAGGTCCACTGTATTATTCTCAACGTGGTGATGATTGTCCTCCTCGCCTTGATGCTGATCTGTGTGAGTATCTTTTGCCCGATAACAGTGAAGAGTTTGCCTATGTCTTTCGCAATGGCAAATGGGTGTGCTATAATATGAATCAGTTCGACGATTCTAAACTTCCTGAAATCGTTGAAATCCCTTCTGGTGCTCTTGCTGTTTGATCTATGAAAACTTCTACTGCTCTTGGTATTGTTGCTGGCGCTATTGTTATTGTAACTGCCAGCATCCTATTTGAAGCATGGTTGCTTGGACTGATTCTATCTTGGTTTAGTGTATCTTTGACTTTCTGGCAGAATCTTGCTATTGTGGTTCTTGCGAATATGATATTCAAGAACTCTGGAGGTTCTTCTAAATGAATCGTAAGTACATTACTGTATTTGCATTGGGTTTTCTTGCTATGATTGGTTGGAATGTATTTCTAGTCCAGCGTGATGATAGGATGTTTGATGCTTACTATCGTCAACAGGCAATGGAGAACCTAAAGCATCAAAAATGATAGAGTTTTTCATCATTTCAGCAGCATTTGCATGGATGTTCTTTGTATTATTCTCCAAACACTTTGACTACCTAGATGAGCACAAACGCAAATGATTTCTAAACGTATTCGAGAATTGATTATGAAAGCAGAACAAGAAAAGATTGCTCGTGAGTTTTGGGAAGAAATTGAACGAGAAGCAGCAAAACTTGAAGTTACAGTTGATTATTATCTTGCGGAGTTTTACTAATGACTTTTTTACTAGGTGTTGGAGTCGGAGTCCTACTAACTGTAGGATACGCTCTTCTTTCGGTTGCATCTGATGCTGATGATGCGATTGACAACGAATACAAACAAGATTAAAATATAGGAGTAATTACAAAAACAAATGGCACAAAAGTTTCTTTACATTGTTGATCACTACATTCCTTTTCCTTCAAGTGAATATGGCGGACTGTGGAATGTAATCGCAAAAGATGATGATGAATGTTTTGATTTGATCGTTGCTGACGATGATGGCAATTTTTACGAAAAATACTATAGCAACCTCAAAGAGAACATTCTAAATGCAAGAACCTATGCACTTTCAGAGGATCTTGAATCTAATGTAGTTGAATCTTTTACAACCTGATGAAACTGTCTATCAAACTGATTCCACAATTCACACACAAAGCACCAAAAGGTTATAGTTATGAAGTTGAACAATTCAAACGTAATATCTTTTCTATTTGGTTGCGTTGCGACCGTCAGTTTGATTACAATTTGGGCAAACCTACCCGTACAATCTGGGGGTTCTACGATTACAAAAAGTGTGAGTTCTATAGTCCTGTAAATAGTAGTACAGTCGGCAAAGTTGTGCAGTTTAAAAATACTAGAGACTACACATCAATGCCAATTAAACAAACTCCATTAGAAAGAGCATTTGTATGACTTACGAACCTCAAGTCAATGATTATGTTGTGTGGAACAATGGAAAAGGGGTTGAGGGTTGGATATACTTTAAGAGCAAAGAATATATTACAATAGAAGTATCTGTACGTCCTAAAGACACCGAAAACTATCAAGCGTGTTCTATTCATCGAAATGAAAGAGTTCTAGTTCTTTGCTATCCCAAAGAGTGGAAAGAATTGGAATATGTAAAGTCTAGAGAATCTGTATATGAAAAAGAAAAGAAACTTTTGGAGACTTTGGTGTAAAGCACTTGGAGAAAAAGCAGGTAAAAATGACAGAGAAGCAGACAACATTGCTTATATACGGACTCTTTTATTCTTCAGTTATCTTATTACTAATCTTTTTATTGTTGCGGGGGTTGTAAGACATTGGAATGATGTACCAAGTAACATATCTGAAACCAAAGAAGAAAGGATACTCAGCACAAATAGCAACATTTCTCAAAATAGATGATGCTGAGTTTTGGTATAAACATGTCGAAAAGAATGGTGCAATAGAGATAAAGATACTTGTAAAATAAATAATCAAAAACTATTGCAACAATGAAAACATTTAGACAATTCATGGAACAGCATCCGACCATGAAACCAAATGAATATAATAAACAAGTTGCAAGACAATCTGCACGTTGGAAAGGTATGCAAATCCGTCAAGCACATGGAGAGATGGAGCATGAAGCAGGTGCAGAAGTATCGGCAAAGAAAGCAAGACTTAAAGCAATTATGAGTCGTTGATAATTATTGAGGCCTCGAAAGTGTCTCTATAGTGTAGGCAGCAAACAAATTATGGATTGCTTTGATGACAATCAAATTGAAGAGTTCTCTTCATTTGATTTTGTTGAAGAGATGAATGAAGGTCTATTTGATGAAGACGACAATGACAAATCTTTTCAAGCATTTCTTAACTCTAACTGGGACTTTTGATTGTGAACCCTGACACCTATACTTTTGGTGGTGATGCTATTACCTTCCTTGGTTTGGTTGGTGTTGCTTCGGCGTTTCTCATTGTTGTTACTGCTTTCCGCAGGTTCTTCAACAGTCCCTATAACATTCGCTATGTGCCACCTTCAAAACTGAACACCGAATCATCTACTGACTCTGAAACTACTGTATCCTGAACAAATGACTGAAACTATTGCAAACGTGCTTCCCCATCTCAAGGAACTGAAAGAAACTTGGAGGAAACAAGATTTTACTTTCACTAAACAACAACAAGAAGAATATGATCTTTTGATTGCAACTCGCCGCGAACGTGTCCTGCAATTTTATGCAGAAGGTCGCGTTTCAAAAGGTGGATTGCGACAGAAGGATAGTGACAACTAAATACTAAAAAACACTGTTAAAATAACGATGAAAACATTTCAGGAGTTTGTTGCTGAAGCATATGATGCAAGCGTCATGAGTTCTTCACAAGTTCGCCGTTCTGGTGAAGGAGGAAGAGTCGGTGCAAAGCGTAAAAAAACAACTCCTGAAAGGCGTCGTATGAAAGCAGTCGGCGGGGGTAAAATGGAACCCGTCGAGTATAAAGATCGTAAAGATATTGGCACACAAAAAGCAAGAGCAACTAGAGAGCAGCAACCAACACAAGAGCGTGGTTCTGCAAGAGAAAGACAATTAGCAGCAGCAAAAGAAGAAAGAAGAAAAGCAGCACAAGCAAGAGCAGCAGCAAAGAAAGGTGGTGAAACTACCACTGCTGCTGCAAAACCAAAGGCAAAGGAAGTAGAGAAAACAGCATCTAAACTTCTCTCCACTAAGAAACCACAAGCACAAGCACATCCAAGTTATAAACCTGCTAAGGCATCTGGTTATACTAGAGCAGAGAGACAAAGACTAATGCGAGCAGGTGAAGCAGAGTTAGAGAAAAGAGTTAGAGAAGCAGAAGCAGAAAAGCAAGGAAAGAAACCTAAAGAGGTTGTACTCAAAAACCTTAAAAAGTCCTGGAGTTAATTACTGAGGCCTGCAAAGTGTTCCATTGGTATAGATGGGACAAACATGATTAACTGTCACTAGCACCCCTCCACAATCGCCTGGAAGGGTGCTATAATAGTCTTTAGATACAAACCCACCTGAAACACTTTAATTCGTGATGTTCTCTGATCTGATCAAACTTCGTCCGCATCAACAACGTGCTGTTGCTGCAATGCTTGAGCACGTTAAAGGTCAAGTCATTGTTCCTACTGGTGGCGGCAAGACTCTCAAGATGATCTATGATGCTCTGCGTCAGTTGCAGTCTGAAACTCCGCAGACCATTGTTGTAGTTGCTCCTCGTATTCTTCTGGCAGAGCAACTCTCTAGTGAGTTTCTTGAGTTCATCACCAACGCAGAAGTGATGCACGTTCATAGTGGTGAAACTCATCACTTTAGCAGCACCAAAGTATCTGACATTCAGGCACATGATGTTGGTTGTAAGGTTACCAATCGTCATCAACTGATCTTCACTACCTACAACTCTCTGCAACGGATTGTTGATGCTGAGATTGATGTGGATACGATTTACTTTGATGAAGCACATAACAGCGTTCAGCGTCACTTTTTCCCTGCTACTGAGCACTTTGCTGCTAACGCAAAGCGTTGCTACTTCTTCACTGCCACACCGAAACATTCTCTCGCAGTTGGCAAACCAGGAATGAATGATGCTGCTGTTTATGGTCAGGTGATCTGCAAAGTTCCTGCTCCCGAGTTGGTTGAAGGTGGTTACATTGTGCCTCCTAAAGTGATTGTCAAGCAACTGCAGATGGTACAGGGTAAGCAGACCAACTTTGACCGTGACTCTGAGAATCTGCTGGAAACTATTGATGACAACAAGGTTTCTAAGATTCTGAT